ACCCGATGATGGGCGAGACCGAGTCCGATCTCGACGGTTCTGCGATGGCGAGCCTTGAGCCCGGCACGATGCAGGTGTTGCTGCCGGGCGAGGACGTGAAGTTCTCAAGCCCTGCCGACGTAGGCGGCGGCTATGAGGCGTTCCAGTATCGCACACTTCTGGCCGTTTCGGCCTCGCTGGGGCTGCCGTATCATCTGGTCACTGGCGATGTGCGGCAGGCCAACTATTCGAGCCTGCGCGCCGAACTGGTCGAGTTCCGCCGGCGCATTGGACAGCTGCAACACGGTGTCATAGCGCATCAGCTCTGTCGTCCGATTTGGGCGCGCTGGCTTGAGACGGTGCATCTGGCGGGGCGTTTAGACTTTGCTGACCCAGTGGCTGCGCGGATGGTGCAATGGATCCCGCCACGCTGGGATTGGGTTGACCCGCTGAAAGACATCCAAGCCCAAGTGCTCGCTATGGAGGCGGGCATTACCTCACGGCGCAAGGTTGTTGAGGCCACGGGCTATGACGTGGAAGAGGTTGACCGTGAAAACGCGGCAGATGCCGCGCGGACCAAAGAGCTGGGGCTCAGCTACAGAGCCAGCCCCGGGGAGACGCAAGGTGCGCGGGCAACACCGACCCAGACACCTGATGCCGATGAAAACGGCGACGTGTCCGCCGCTCAATCCGAACAGGAGTAATACAATGAAGAATTGGTACACGATCCGCGCCCGAGCAACGGGAGCGGAAGTGCTGATCTATGATGAAATCGGCGCTTACGGCGTCAGCGCAAAAGGGTTTTTGGCCGAGTTCGGCGCACTGCCGGATGATGCGCCCATCGATCTGCGGCTTAATAGTCCTGGCGGATCAGTCTTTGATGCTGTGGCGATTTACAATGCGCTAAGCCGTCACGCAGGCATGATTACGGTCTGGATTGATGGCATCGCGGCGTCGGCTGCAAGCTATATCGCCATGGCTGGTGACGAGATCGTTATGCCAGAAAACGCTTTTATGATGATCCATGACCCGTCTGGCGTTGTTATGGGCACAGCTGTTGATATGCGCGATATGGCAGGGACGTTGGATAAGATCGCGGCCAGTATGACGCGCGGCTATGCGGCGAAGTCGGGCAAACCGGTTGAAGAGATTGCGGCATTGCTTAAGGCCGAGACTTGGTTTGATGCCAAGGACGCGCTGGAGGCAGGTCTTGCCACGCGAATGGCCGAGCCTGTGCGTATTGCGGCCAGCTTTGATATCGCGCGGTTCCGCAATGCGCCGTCTGGGCTGGCGGAGCTGGTCAATGCAGAAAGTGCGGCCATTGGCGACGACATCGTTTCAGAAGGGAACGAAGTTCCAGCGGATGACGATCCTCCGTGTGCACCCGATCCTGCGACCAAGGTTCCCGCCGGGAACGTTGATCCGGTGGCCACCGCCGACGATCCATTGGGTTCAAATGGGCAGAGCGAGGGCGTTGCAGACGGGAACACCCAAGCGAACGGGGCAGGGAGCTGCGTTGGGGGCGCCAACACTGCGCCGGACGCCACGGCCATCCGCGCGGAGGCGATCGCCCATGCGCGCGCGGTGATCGACCTCTGCCGCCTGGCAGGTCAGCCGCAGATGTCAGGCCGGTTCCTCGAGGAGGGCGCTAGTCTGGACGCAGTGCGCACCAGCCTGCTGGACGCGAAGGTCGAGGCCACACAGCAGATCACATCGCATCACTCCCAGCCTGGGCGCCTTGAGAGCATGCGTCCCTGGGGTGATGTCATTGCCCAAACCTTCAAGCTGAAAGGATAATTCCACATGACCATATTGACCGAAGGGCCCCATACCGGTGGCTTCCTCATCTGGGAAGTGCTGCGCGACTTTACCCGTGAAACCGTCACTCTTGCGTCTGGCGCAGGCAAGCTCGCACCTGGGACTGTGCTGGGCAAGTTGACCACGGGCGGTAAATACACAGGCCTTACGCCTGCCGCTACGAACGGCAGTCAGAATGCTGGGGGCATTCTCTGGGACGCAGTCGACGCCACGGATGCCGATGCGCCGGGCGTCGTGATCCTGCGCGGACCGGCCATCGTGAACCGCCATGAAATCGTCTGGCCTGATGGTGCGACAGAGGCCCAAATCGCTACCGGAATTACGGCACTGGCCACGCTTGGTCTCATTTTGCGCTGACCCAAAGCGCGGATCCCTTTCACTGAACTACAGGAGGTTGGCGCATGGCCACCATGGACATTTTTGAAGGCGACGCCTTCAGCATTACCGAGCTCACGCGGGCTTTAGAAAACATTCCCTTCAAGCCGGCGATCTTGTCGGGATCGAGCCTTTTTGGATCACGTGGGGTGCGGCAACGCACTGTCATGATCGAGAGCCGAGATGGGACGCTTTCGCTCATCCCGTTCTCAGAGCGTGGCTCAGCCTATGAGAACCAAATTCCTGAACGGCGCAATATGCGGGCGTTTGTTTGCCGTCAGTTCAAGAAGCAGGACGTGCTTTGGGCCTCGGAAATCCAAGCGATCCGCGACTTTGGCTCGGAATCTGCGACCCAGCAGGTGCAGTCTGAGGTTGCGCGCAAGATGGCGCGTTTGCGTAACGATGCGGAGGCAACGTTTGAGTTCCATCTGTTCAACGGCATTCAAGGTGTGGTGAAAGACCCACGTGATGGGGCGACTGTTGCCAACTACTACACCGAGTTCGGTATTACGCCTGCCGCGGAGGTCGATTTTGATCTCGATAACCAGACACCGGGGTCTGGTGCGCTGCGCAAGCGCTGCCAAGCCATGATTGAAAGTGTGGAGGACACGCTGGGTGGTTTGGCCGCGGGACAGATACAACTGCGCGCGGAATGCGGCTCTGCTTTTTTTGCTGATTTGGTAGCCCATAAGGAGGTGCGCGAGACATATCTCAATACGGCCGCTGCCGCTGATTTGCGGGGCAGGGTGGGCGAAGAGGTCAGCTTTGGCGGCATCACCTTCCGACGCTACCGCGGCGGTCTTGGCTTTGGTGTGCCGACGGATAAGGCATATTTTTACCCTGAGGGTGTGGAGGGCCTGTTTGAGATCTACTACGCGCCTGCCGATACGTTCGAGACGGTCAATACGCTAGGCCTGCCGCTTTATGCGCGTATGATCCCAGACCGGGACCGAGACGAATGGGTGCGCCTTGAGATTGAAAGCAACCCGTTGCCAATCTGCACCCGGCCGCAGGTGCTGCGGACAGCGAAGCGGACCTGATGACTGCCTTTGACGAGGCGTTAGGGGTGCTGTTTGCTGACCCGAACATTGCTGTGGAGATTTGGCACCGCGGCAGTGAGGGTCAGTTTACCCGCGCGCAGGGCATCTTGCGCAGGCCAGATGAAATCACTGACTTTGGGTCGTCGCGGCTTCTCTCGGACACCACCCGGATTGATGTTCGGGTGGCCGACATTCCAGACCTGCGTCCGCAGGAGCAGATCCTGATTGGTGAGGAGACGTTCTTGATCCAGGGTGAGCCGCGTCGTGATCGTGAGCGGTTGATTTGGACGCTTGAGTTGGCCCCCGCATGAAACTTGACCTCAGGATCAGCCCCGATCTGATCGCAGTCATGGCCGCGGAGATATCTGCGGGTGAAAAGGCTGTCACCAAAGCGATACGTCAATCCGGAACTGACCTGAAGGTTGCGTGGAGGGCGCAAATAACTGGCGCAGGCCTCGGGCGGCGGCTGTCAAATTCGATCCGCAGCCAGACCTATCCAAAATCAGGTGATAGATTGCAGGCGGCCGCTCTCGTTTATTCAAAAGCGCCAGTTATTGTTGGGGCACATGATGCTGGCCCGCTGATCCGTTCAAAAAATGGGTTCTGGCTGGCGATACCCACGCCTGCTGCGGGCAAAGGGCTGAAAGGTGGCCGCATCACGCCCGCAGAGTGGGAGCGGCGCCGCGGTATGAGATTGCGCTTTGTGTACCGGCGCCGTGGCCCAAGCCTGCTGGTGGCGGATGGGCGTTTGAACAGCCGAGGACTTGGCGTGGCTTCACGGGCAAAGACTGGTCGGGGGCGCAGTACGGTGCCGATCTTTCTGCTGGTGCCGCAGGTGAAACTTGCGAAACGCTTGCATCTCGCGCGCGACGCGGAACGGGTACAGACGGCGATCCCAGGTCAGATCGTGGCGAATTGGGTGGAGAGGAAAGTGAACGGCTAACATGTTCAACTTGTACCAGAAGGCCAAGGCTCGTCATGCGAAATATTCTCAGAAACTTTGTCAGATGTTGATAAATATCAACGGTTATCTCGTTATTTGCGGTCGTATTGTAAACTGGGCACTTGCCGAATTGTGTTTGTGCATGCCCTTGTGGGTCAGCCTTCGTCCTTTCGGAGCTGCAGCAGCGGCTGGCCCATTTCAAAACAATTATTGGCGATACAATGGGGGCGATTATGAGCAAAATGAAGCTGGAGAAGGTTGATGGTAAGCATGCCTGTAGCTGGTGCTTTGCCAGAGACGAGACTGTCCTGCGGGATGCCCAAAGTGACACCTACTGGCATCAAGACTGCTTCGATGCGGCCGGAGATGTCATACATCAAATGCGAGACTGGCTGTATTTCCAGAAGAGTTCCTGAAGCACTAGTGTTGAAACGTCATCGACCGTCGAAGTGTTATAATTCAACTGGACCCCACAATTTTAAGTCTTGGGGTAAATCGCACATTGTCAGGGTTATGGCGTAGTGGATTATGCTCTGCTCGCACTGACAACGTTTGGCCATCAAGAGATTTTAAGTCTCTGATGTCTACCATTCCACCAAGGGGGCAACTGGTAGGCCCGGAGGGACTTGAACCCCTAACCAAAGCGTTATGAGCGCTCTGCTCTAACCAATTGAGCTACAGGCCCACGAAGCGTTAAAAACGTTATAATTGGTGGAAGGTCAACCAAGATGTTGTCAGCCCGTGAAACCATTCTGACCGCGCTCTACGCTCGGCTTTCTGTGCTGCCGGCCAGGGCGCTGCGTGGTGATGTGTTGCCTGAACGCATCCCGACTGAGGGTCTGCTGATCCTGCGCGATGGCGAACCTGGGGAGCCCGAGGTGACGCTGTCGCCTCTGGCCTACCACTACCAACACCGCGCCGAGATCGAGGTGGTGGTGCAAAGTGTGGACCGCGATGTGGGCTTTGACAGCCTCTGTGCCAGCGTTGGCGCGGCGCTTGCTGAAGACCGAACTTTGGGTGGGCTTTGTGACTGGGTTGAAGCGGAGGCGCCACAACCCGTCGATTTGCCGGTAGATGGCGGTACAAGCCTCAAGGCGGCTTTAATAACTATTGTTTTACAGTACTCGACACAGGACCCACTGGGTTAAGCTCTTGAATGTGCATCACTGCAGTCTCGTAAAAAAAGCGAGGGCGCCAACCAAAACCACAGAGAGTGCAATCTTAAAATAGAGATGAGAGCGCCGATTGCGCGGCTTCTTCTTGAAGTCCAGTCCCATTCTCTTACTCCTCTGTTGCCTCCAGGCGTTAAGGGGCCAAGGCCTCAGCAAGCGTCGTTATGGACGACGGCGTTTGCTTTCTCAGAGGGCCTTTGGCTTGATGTGCAATCTTCCCTCGATATTTGCGCCCGGCTCCACAGAAATTTTTTCGGCAGAGATGTCTGCTCTGATATGGGCGCTTGATTTGATCATCACATTTATTGCAGCAACAGATCCTTCGAAATTGCCCTCTATTGTGACTGTGTTTGCACGCGTGTTTCCGATCAACTTACCAGTTTTGTTTATGATCAAAACCTCGGCGCTTAGATCACCAATGAGCGATCCGCCAAACTCGACAACACCATCGCTTGTCCAATCGCCCCGGATCACAACGCCTTCATTCAAAACAGAGCGTCGTTTGTCGGCTAATGGGATCTTATCGGCAGGTGGTGCATAGGGCAGTTGCGCGGTTTGTTTGTTCTCGGGTTTGGATTTGTTGAACATTCATTTGATACTTTTATTAGAAATTCGCCTCTCTGTTTGCCACAAAACCTTCATGTGTCAAGTTTTTGGGGTCGGCGCACTATCTGAGAGGAACTGAAATATGGCACGAGCCCAAGGGGCGCGAGCGCAGATGGCGCTGGCGTTCGAGACCACCTATGGCACACCGCCTGCGAGCGGTTTTACCAAAATACCCTTCGCCAGCACGACGCTTGGCGCGGAGCAGCCGCTTCAGACGTCGGAACTTTTGGGCTACGGGCGCGATCCGCAGGCCCCAATGAAGGATGCGGTGACGGCGGATGGCAATGTTGTTGTTCCGATCGATGCGGAGGCCTTTGGCTTTTGGCTCAAGGCATGTTTTGGAGAACCAGCCACGACTGGCTCGGACGCCCCCTATACCCATGCGTTCCAATCCGGAAACTGGTCGCTCCCGAGCTTCTCAATCGAGACGGGCATGCCGGAAGTACCGCGCTATGCGATGTATGCGGGCTGCATGGTGGATAGTCTTAATTGGCAAATGGCTCGCTCTGGACTTCTCACGGCTACGGCCAGCATCGTGGCGCAGGGCGAGACGATTGCCACGAGCACAGCTGCTGGCACGCCTGCGACAATCGCTCTGAAACGCTTTGGCCATTTTAACGGCGCGATCACGCGCAATGGCGGCAATATCGGCAACGTTGTCTCCGCCGATATTACTTACGCCAACAACCTCGACCGCATCGAGACGATCCGGGCGGATGGTAAGATCGACGGGGCGGATCCATCTATTGCAGCGCTCAACGGCAATGTAGTCGTGCGCTTTGCTGATCAAAGCCTGGTGACCCAAGCGATCAATGGCGAGCCTTGCGCACTAGAGTTCTCCTACACGCTTGCAACGGGCGAACATCTTACCTTGACAGCTCACGCCGTCTACCTTCCGCGGCCGCGCATTGAGATCTCAGGCCCGCAAGGCGTGCAGGCGACCTTTGACTGGCAGGCGGCCAGCGATCCGGTGGTGGGGCGTATGTGCACCGTCAGCTTGGTGAACGATCGAGAAACTTATTGAGAACGCTTCATCACCGCGTTGGAGGGAGCAAAGACAGGGTTTAAAAGCTTTAAAACGGCGCGACCCTCGATGAATACTTCAGAAACTGATGACATTTTGACCATGGCAGTCGCCTGCATACTGAGATTTGACAGCATGACGGTGGTGTCGTGCAAACGTGCTTCGGCGCGCTCGGCTCTTTGCGTTGTTGATTGAAGTTGCGAAGTGAGTTGATCGATTTGGTCTTTTAAGCTGTCGCGCTGAAATCGCGTGATTTCCAGTGCAATGGAGGTTTCCATGAGCTCTTTGTCTGTCATTTTGCCAGTGCCTTTACCGATAATATAGGAGAACAGTATATGTTGCGTTTAAGATTGTCGACGGAACCAGAATGGCTCGATCTCGGCCATGGGGTACGTTTGTTTGTCGAGCCTCTGACCACCGCGGTCATGCTTGCCGCACGCAGCGATCCGGCGATCCTGGCTGCGACGCAAAACCAGGAGATTGAGGGTAGCCCCTCCAACGATGATCTCGCGCGCATCGTGGCCAAGGCGGTTGCCCGCATCGTCGTGCACGATTGGGAGGGTGTGGGCGACGCGGAGGGCAAACCACTGTCTGTCACGCCGGACGGTATCGACGCGCTCTTGGAAATCTGGCCGATCTTTGAGGGCTTCCAGACCAGATACATTGCTGGCGCGCTCATCTTGGATGCGGAAAAAAACGTCTGACCGCTCTTGCCGACTGGGAGTTCGGCGGGGGCGGCGAGTATTGCGCGGCCTGTCCTTCCATCTGCCCGGAATGCCCGAGGCAGCAGAACGCACCAAAAACCTACGAGGGCTGGCAGATATGGGATCTGGTCCAGCGCCTTGGAGGGCAAATGCGTGTCGCAGGTGGCATGAGCGGTGGTGCCGTCATTGGCTGGGATATGGGCGCGGCCCTACAGCTTGGAGCGGCCTTGGGGCTCTCAAACCTAATCATTGCAGAACTCTTGCCCCCAATTGAGGCGGTGATGGTGCGCAGAACCAACGAAGAGATTGAACACCACCATGGTTGAAAAGCGCGTCTCTGTCCGCCTCTCTGCCACCGGGGGCCGCCAAGTGCGCGCCGAGCTGGAAGGTGTTGGCGCGGCTGGATCTCGCGGTATGGGACGTCTGAGCCGTGAACTGGAACAAGCCAATGCGCGCATGGCGGCTTTTGCGCGGCGGGCCCGCATAGCCGCTACCGCTGCTGCGGCTGCCCTTGCTGTGGCAGTCGTCTCGATGACGCGGTCAACCGTTGCTGCCGCCAACGAGATCGACCAGCTGTCCCAAGTGGCCAATGCGAGCCCAGAGGTGTTCCAGCGCTGGTCGGCGGCCTCGGCCACTGTGGGCATTGAGCAAGAAAAGCTCGCCGATATCCTCAAGGACGTGAACGACCGTGTGGGGGATTTCCTGCAAACGGGCGGCGGTCCGATGGCGGACTTCTTTGAGAACA